CATTGCGTGAACGCTCCTCGGTCAACAAATCCCACACCGTACCTTTTGTTGTCGGTGTGTTGCGTACGATGTAGCACAGGTGTTCGACATGTTCCCGCTTTGGCAACAGCTGTAATGCCCAACGTAGCCAATCGTAGTTGTCGCAATTGGTAATTACATCGGTGAAGTTCGTGTACTGCTTTGCGTATTCGATTGCAGGGTTGCAAGCGTTGTGTTTTTGTAGGTTGGTAATGTGGTTCACGCCTGTATTCTTCGTGAAGCCTTCGGGGATTTCGTATTCTGTCATGGTCTTTCTCCTTTGAATGAATTAGTGAGTTAGTCCGGCATTGGGAATCGAACCCAACCATCACGATACAAAGCTCATTGTATCATGTGTTCCACATATACCGGAACCTGTTTAATCAGGTATTTCGAGAGTGTCCATCAGTTCTTTGCGAACGATCTTAGCTGCAGCTTCAAGATTGCAGATATCGGTAACGTCTTCATCGTTATCAGCAAGTGTAACTTTTGAAATCGAAACAACGATTTCACCGATTACCCTGAAATGATGTATTCCGTTAACAACATTGTGGTCACCTTCACTATCCCAACTCCATGAAGCTTCATACTCATAGCTAATGCGTAGAGCTTCTTTGTAGTCGAGAAAATCTTCACCGTTGAATGATCCACCGTGACTCATATCAGTTCACCTCTTTGTTAATCTCCTCAATGGAGATATGCTCAGGCATATCGATCAGTCCCGGACGAAAGATCTCATTGAGTTCTTCTTGCAGTGTCTTTGTCTCGTGGAACTTCTCTTGTGCCTCAACGAATGCTTTGAGTACTTGAATATGCCAAGGTGGTAGAAGCGTTACGTGAACACCTTGGTCCCACTTGAACGAATGACCGAGATACTTGCGTATTACTTCTACGGTCATGTCAATAAGCATTGGTATTGAATGCATTGCACCTTCTTCGTCATTAGCTTCAACGAGTACATGCATGTGATCACTACCAACGTAGAACGCATGCAACGTAACAGCATGTGGTCTTATAGAGCTAGTGATAATATCCAGTAGTTCCTGTGCTGCTTGTTGTGGTAATTGAACGAGTACTGGTTGTTCATTCTCGGTAATAGCCATTACGTGGATACCGAGTGTTTGAGCGTTGGGCATGAATACCTCAGAAGACGATGTCGTTGATTTTGTGCCCCGAGTTATTCCCGGTGGCATATTTACTGAAAAGGATCATGAATTCAATACCGTGTCTACGGGCGAATTCCATCATGTTGCGTTCATGTTCAAACAGCCGTTGAAACAGAGTAGGGTTATCAAGTACGTAAATGCTCCACAGGTGATGTTTCAGCATGGACTCATACTCGAATATGGTTAGGTCTTTAGAAAGCTCGTCACGACCATCCTCCGGCTCACCTTCTTCTTGCCATCTGAGCATATCATGGAGATCTTCTATTTCTTGAGCATGCACAGCCTCAAGAGCCTCGAGTTGTCGTTTACTGTGACTCATTGTTGTTCTCCTGGTAAATAAAACACTGTACCCTGAAAGCTTGTGATTCTGGTGAACCAGCACAAGGCTTACATCAGGGTACAGGTGCGGGGGATTAGTAGTTAGCGAATGTCTGCCACAGAGAGCGGACATTACGTGGGTCGATGTGGAGTTGGTCATATTCCATGACACAACCATTGCCTTCGTCGAATTCGACCATGGTTGTTCCTCCACCTTTGCAATAGTCCTTCCACTCCTCAAGATTCAGGAATTGGGCTATTGAGAAGTTCATCTTAGCTGTCAGATGCGCCATGCGTTCATTCAACGCATTAACAAAGTCTGTGTAGCTATTACCTGTACCTACTGAATAGAGGACATTGGTAAAACTCATAAGACTTGCTTGTTTTGGACCACAGCAAACAGTTTGATTAAGTGGATGCCAACCTGTAGACTGCCAGACGAGCGATTCGTAGATGTGCTTGTTCTTCTTCACCGGCAAATCACCATAAAAGGGTAACAGTCGTTCATACGAATGATGATTGATAGCCCACTGAGGCGAATCGACTGAAGCGATAACCGTATGCAGTATAATACCTGCATAGCGTACTTCGTGGTAATCCGGTAAGCGTCCGATAAGAGTCAACGGATCTATCCGATGAATCCTTGTTTCGTTAGATGTCATGATAAAACCCCTGCGATTGTGTGATTGAATCGTGTAGACTATGCCGATTGTGGGGCTATAGTCGCTCAGGGTAATGTGGAAAGACCTAAGGCATAGTTAGGTATGCCTATATGTATTTAGAGGGCTTATATGCGATTTATGTTCAGAACAGGGTTTGTAGGTGATGATCCAGCCGTATGTTCTAGGATTACCACAATACATTGTATAGCTATAAGAGATAAAAAACCTACCTGTCGATTAGACAGGTAGGAATTAAGACTACACAAGACTCTCTACCGGTTGCTCACTGGCAACTGCTGAGAACTTGACATACTCAGGGATAGCAACACCTTTGGAGATAGCTGCTGTACGAGCAACGTACTCGTTAGGGATGAACGACAATCTGAATCCAAGTGGATTACGAACGATTGGTAAACCATTGCCATCTGTAGTGTTCTCTACAGCGTTCTCGGTACGACTGATGTTCAGTCTGTGTGTACCATTCCATTGAATAACAAACTTCTGACCAAACACATTAGGGTCTTGGAAGTCTCCCTTTTGGAAGATTACCTGAGCGTTGGTCACTTCACCTGTCGTCTGGTCAACAACGTCGTACTTCTTGTACTCGGCTATCAACGATTGACAGAATGTAGCAATATCCACATCGTTAACGGCTTGACCGCTAACAGTGTAGATCTGCTTATGTCCCAATGACTCAAGCACTAAACCAACGTTCTCCAATGGCATACCACCATCGAGACATTTCTGCTCTGTCAGGCGATTGCGAACGTTCGTTGACGTTGCAAACTGACTGACATAGAACAATACATTGATTACCGATGCAATGAACGGATTCATCGAACCAATGCGTAACAACGTAGCTGATAAGCTACGGTCTTCGAACATGAGTTTATTTCTCATGACTAACTCCTAGTATGATTATGTGAACTAAGGGCTGTATTGCCCTATATACCTGTTTGGTACAAAGTATTGTGGTAATACCTATGCTATGGCTAAGGGTATATGTGTGTCCTCCTCCTCCTAAGGTAAGCTAATGGGTTGGTGTATGCCAATGGTATGTGTGTGGAATAGGTAAGGATAAGGCTATGACATATCAATACGTTAGGTCATATCGTTAACGTAGTATCATAGCAATGGTTACCTATGACTATATATATAAAGTAAGGTACAGGGACTACCACTATAGGGGGGACCGTTATAGTATTGGTAAATATATAACGTGGGGATACCTTACATAAAAACTAGCCCATATTTCTACATTGACTGGATAATCGATCTCGTAAAAATTTTCCAAAAAAAATTAGGAATACAGCCATAGTATATTATATTAAAGAATAAGAGTATATATATAATACAGTTATATATCTTCTCTTTCTTCTCTTCTCTTATTCTTCTTCTTATTCTTCTCTTCTACTATTTACCTATTCTTCTCTTCTTCTTTCTATACAGAGTATTGTGGTAATTACTATCTATGTATACTCTCTACGTATACTCTCTACATATTCTTTCTTCTCTTTCTTCTACACATATACAAGTATTATTCTTATTAATTATATTATATATAAGTGGGTTACAGAAAAAAATCCCGATCAGTTCAGTATGTCCTTATTCCCAAACAGCAGGAGAGGACACCAAAAGAACTAACCGGGACTGTTCACACAACCTGAGAGTTAATCAGGTTGACATTTACAAAGTATATTTTCTTTTACGGGCTTGAATTCGTCTGTAGTGCCTCCACATTGGGTAGGCTATGTAAAGGGTGGCTAAGTACGTTCCAAGAGCACCAGCGCCAAAGTAGACGGCAAAATCAACCATCCTAGCCTCCCATGAGAACATAAGATTCCATTGCCTCTCCATAAACTTGATGTTCCTGAGATGCATTCTTTCCGTATTCATAGTAGAATCTGTCGAGTTGCATCGGATACAGGTGAGCATCGAACGTATCCTTACTTACGGTTAAGACTTCCGGTGGTAGATTCTCAAGTAAGTGGTTATAGATCGGAGCGTATTGAATGTTCATCACTCGTTTCCATGCATCTGTATCTAGCTCCTTCAATGTGAAATCCCAGTGATAGGGTTTATTTCCACCACACAGAGCCATGATAGAACCACGAGGGATACCACATACGGCCATTTGGTGAAATAACTGGAATTTCCAGTGCTCAGGACATCCTTGCTTCAATGTCGTATTCTGAGACTCGGCAGTAGTCTTGATTTCAAGAATATGCCATAATCCGAACTTGTCTCTCCACAGGTAGTCAGGACTACAAGATGCTCCTTCAAAGTCTGTGTTGTAGAACAGGTATCGAGGTTTACCCAGAGCGGTGATCTCCACTCCTTCCATCTCCATGTGTCTCGGGAAGTGTACCTCAGCAATAGCAGGCTCGTGTAAATGTCCCCAGTACGCTGACCGTGCCATAGGTTCAGAGACAGGAGCCTTAATGCCGGTTAACTTCTCAGCAATGATCTCGCTGACTGTTTTACGTGCTTTGCCGGCATAACTGGGATTCAATGCTGCTATAACTACTCCGTCACTGGATCCAATTGAACTTCGACGTGCCATCTCCCACTCAGGGGTATCATGGACTATCGGCAGTAGGTGTATCATTGCTTTCCTTTACTTCGTTAGTTAGGACTAATTCTACGTCCTTTGTGGCTGCTAGTTTTTCGTATTCTTCGTTTAACTCTATTAGTTGCTTGTTTCTACTACCGTTCTCAGGGCCGGTATCAGCTACAAATGATATTTCCGCAAGTTTTTCAGCATGACGCAAAGCATGCCTTTGGGTCGTATACAGGTATCCGTGTTGACACCGTGCTCCTAAGCAGTAATTGATTCCTTCACGACCGGCGCGGGCTTCCTCGAGGAACATCAACCTCAGACTCTCCGATGATGCTTGCGTAGACTGTTCAATATCTTCCAAGCAGACGATGATCCACTTACCACTTGGAGCATAGGCAACGAGCCAGTTGTAACGTTTCAGGTCGTGTTCACTAAATGGAGTGAATATCATTGTTCTCCTTTTGTTTACGTATGAGCCACCGCGTAACAGCATTACGCAGTAGCATTCGGTTCAAACAAAACTTCTCGGTACCATCCGACAACAAGAGAGCGAATCCATCTTGATGTCTGCGGAAGGTACCGAGCTCGGTTTTGTCGTGGATCGTTATGATTAACCCTGACTCCCACAGTACGTTGAAGCCGGGGATTATGTCTTTAGTCCTGTTTCGCTTCGGAAACTTCATCCGGGTACTTCTTCTTAAGTATGGCCAAAATGTTTTGGAATCCGGTCAAACTTACTCCAGTGCGCTGTGTACCCTTCTTTGCTAACATCTCATCGAGTGTTCCACGTGAAACATCTTTGGCGTAGATCGCATCGATTTCAGCGACAATGCTAGCTTTTAGTGATTTCTCCTCAGACGTCTCTTCTGGTCGTGTAGCCTTGTTACCATCGTCGTCAGCTTCTGCCAACATACCGAGCATGGAACCAATGGCATAACGCCTCAGGTATGTCACGGCAGAGCCCCAAGCCTGAGGGTCCATCTTTGCCAGTGGCATCGATGCAATAGCTGCAAAGCGATTCCCTTCTTCATCCATGATAACTGTTTGCAGTCTCAGGATACCCGGATGAAAACTTTCAATTGGTACAGCGAAGATTACTAGGCCCTCGCGTTTCAAGTCTTCTTCAATTTGCTCCATCAAAGAATTCAGATCGATGTACTTCGAACCAAAGAATGGATTTGTAGCCTTCTTTTTCAGAACGTCCATACCGGATATCAACCGATACAACTTTGGTATCATGTCATTGTCCATGATGATCGACGTGGCATTCGGTATTGTTTGTATCTCCAGAGGTATCGGATTCTTAGGTTCCTTCGCTTCCCCGTCTTGCTTAGCCATGATTACTCCTTTTGTGTACAAAGTGATGTGGTAAGACCGATCTATTCGTCCATATCTGCAAACGATGGTATTGTCGGTAGCTTCCGAGAGACAACCCGTGCAATGTTGCCGACAAATCCTACTCGACAGCTCTCTATAGGTCCGTTTCTGTTCTTCTCAACCATGATATCCAATTGCCCCATGCACGAGGTACCGTCTTCCCATGTCTTGAGCTTGTAGTACTCAGGGCGGTATGGCATGAGTACTATATCGGCCTCTTGCTCTATCGATCCCGAGTCTCGCATGTCCGACATCTGAGGACGCTTGTGTCCTCCTTCACCGGCACGTCCTTCTACTCCACGAGAGAGCTGCGACAGAGCTACGATAGACACATTGAATTCCTTTGCCATACGCTTTAATGACTCTACGATAGCCCCTACTTCTCTCTCTCGACTGAAAGCACCTTTGGCGATAATCTTACCGATGTGATCAATGACTATCGTTCTGGTGCTGTGCTGTGCTACGATCTGCTGTATCCGTCCACGAAGAGCATTTAGGCTGTAGTATCCATAGTCATCGATGTGCATGTGCTTCTGTAGTAGCCTCAACCGCGCTTGACGGAGTTCCTCTTGCTCGAGCATGGTAAACGGTTGCTGATCCTTACGCCGTTTGAATCTCAGGAGATTGATTTTCGTCTCCTGTGACAACATCCTATGCCATATCTGATGTTTACCCATATCCATCGAGAAGAACATCACAGGATTCTCATTAGCCATCTCTAATATCATAGACACTACCAATGCAGTCTTACCCATTCCCGGACGACCACCCACAATCACCAACTCTTCACGAGCCAGTCCTGCTATAATGTCGTCGAGTTCAGGTAGTGTCGTCGAGATCGTTGAGTCAGGAGTATCTTCGAATAGTTTGTCGACTACTTCCAGTGATGCTTCTTGCTGAGACTGCATCAAGGTTCCGCTATTCGAAGTGATGATACTGTGCAGTTTCTCCTGCATACCCTCTACGTGCTCCTCAAACGCATCAGGAGCGTCTTTTAGAGAGCGTAGCGTATGTTCCAGTAGTCGCACTGTAGCACGTCTCTTAGCCAATGCCTTGAGATGTAGAGCATATTGAGAGAACAACGAAGGAGAAACAGCAGCAGCAGCGTGTTCTGTAAGAGACGCAAGCGTCCATCCGGGTACGTTGTCTCGTTGACACCTATTCCATACTGTGATAGAGTCTGTTTTCAGCCCTTCTTCACACAGGGAAAGAATCACTTGCCACAGATGTACGTACCGAGCTTCAAAGAAATCTTCAACATCGAGTATCATCGGATTCACATCACGATGATTGTGGGCGTACATCGCCAGCCCAACGACTAAAGACTCCGTTACCGGATCACTCAGCTGTTGCATCTTGCTTTACCTTTTTAGAAACGATGAGTTTGTCAGGGTGTCGTTGAAGGATCCAATCAGATCCATCTTCTATGAACTTTCGTACTGGTAATATCCAAGGGTGGTTGTCGTTGTCCTTCCACACGAATATTGCTACAGATGGATACGTTGTACGTGTCTCACCTGTAAAGTGCGAACGATTAAAACTTCTGTACTCTTCGTCTATTACTCTCCTGCTCGGCAGTTTATTAGTCTTGGTTTGAATGAAAATGACAGAGTTAAGAGCTACAAGTCTGTTTTCTTCTAACTGCTTTAGAATCTCTTGTTTTACTTCGGGATGATTACGTGCTACTGCAACGTGGTCAAACAATCCAAAGATGTCTACACTCTTAGCCTTGTGCCCCATACGTGGTTTTGTGTACACAGTGTAACCGTGCTGTTCTAACCATTGATGTGTCTTCTTCTCATTCCGACCACCCTTAGCCACAGCACCAACACCACGCCTTTTCAGTGGTTTCTCAAGTGGCTCCTCAGGCTCTATCAAGAAGGGCAAGCCTCCGGGGTGCGTCGGTATCGTTGGTCCAGAGGACTTTTTCTTTTTCGAGGTCATAGCAGTAGATGAGCGTGGCATGTTTCTCCCGTAGTTGGTACTTCATTTGTTTCTTTGCTTCCTCGATACTCTCACATAAAAGCACCTGTTTCGGATGCAAGGCATTCGATACGACAGCGTACCGATCACTCGCACCCGAAACTTCGGCGACCTTGAAAATCTTCTGAGCTTTCTTTCGAAAGTTCATTAGTTGTTGAAGAATGTTGTCGAAACAGCTTTCTGCAGTTGCTTCGAAAGTGCTAACGGAATCTGGTAGTGGTCGTAGTACGTAGCCATTTCGGTAGCAGACATAAACACATTGAAACTTGAGTCTCCGTAAACAGGAACATCTCTCTTAACGATCTGCCGAAACTTCTCAATGTGTGATTCAACGCCATACTCCAAGAGTGGTTTGCGTACTTCCAAGAAATCTTCTGTAGCATTACGAGCCAGAAGCCAGTCACGGTCGAGGTTCTTGGAAACTATGTCAATAGCTGTCTGACGGATCTCGGAACCTTTCAGAAGTGCAGCTATCACTTCATTTTCAAGGTCTTTGCCGGATGTGTGTTTCAGCGATACATCGCGTTCATTGGTCTTGCGATAACCATAATTGAAGTAGTTACCGCAGTAGATCGCTGTAAATCCGGCTCCGAGCTTCAAAGCACCGGACTTATCATACGAATTCGAGATTTGTATGGTGAAGTACACACCTTGCGAGTCTTTCGTTGGGATGTTGAACGATGGTACTGTCTCGACGATACCCCACTCTGTAGACCACCGTGTAGGATGTACTCGTTTTAAGAGTCGCAAAGGGTTCTCGGATTGCTGTGTGCCTTCGATCAGTTTCATGATAGCGTCATCGATGTACTGATCTTGAACAGCTTTGTATTGCTTGCTGGCAATAGTAATCAGTTCTTCTGTATCGGAAGAAACAATCGCTTGATAGTCAGCCGTAATCGTTCCTTGTTTCACGACATGATCGGCTCCGTTCTCACCGAGGATGAGGATTTTCCGAGACTGCACTGAGTACAGCGGCTCGACGGTTTGCTCCTTAAAGAGATTCTTGGGACGTGGCAGTGCCGGTGCTTCGTCCAAGGTTGCGAGTAGGCTCATAGATACCTTTCGATGAACAGGTAGGTGTGGGTGAAGATGTCCTGCAAGGCAGGGTTTTGTACATGTAGAGTGCTATCGTAATCGATGTGTGGACGCATACGGCCATTAACGTCGATGCTCCATACAACTTCACAGGCGTTGTCGTCGAGTACGTCGATCTTGAGAAGCTTCAACGATAGAAGAATTAAAGCATGGTACATGTCGACAGAGTTCACGTATGGAACTCTTGTCTGTACGTAGCTAACGAGCTGAGCCAGGTAGAGGTTGTCTTGATAATTAAACTTTAGACCGGGTACATCGGCATCTTTCAAGAGGTACGTCAGGTACTGATCTAGCTGCGGTTTCATTCTTGTGTCGTGCAAGATTAACCTCCTCGACTGTAATTCATGGCACGGAATATTAGGTGTACGTAACTCTTAGCACGAAGCTCCTCGTTGATGCGCTTCATACCTAATTCTTTACACCATTGGTTAACTACATCTCTGACAACAGCTTTGTGTTTCATGATGTGCCACAACCAGCTAATCATATCTGGTGTAGCGTAGATATTGCGTTCGTAGTCCTCAAGTGAGAGCGAGGGAGACTTTGGATACTGCTTCATGTGTTGAGTCTTGTAAAACTCAAGTTCCATCATCTCGCTTATTGGTGGGTCAGCATATTCCGGGAATTCGTTCTGTGCTTCTTCTGGTCTTTCTATTACCTCTGTATCAACGAATTCAATTGTTACGCCATGCGATGCCGGCAATTCAATTAGTTGCCCTGTCGCAGAGCGTATCCTTATCTTTAACATCACATACCTCCCGGGAATGAAATGGAAATTCCTCAATCCGTTAAGGAATTAAATACATGGTTTCGAGCTATGACATCAGCTCGGAATGGCAATACAAGCGATCCTACAAGTGCCTCAGAACCGTCGTCTCCATACAGACGCATGAAGGAGGATCAGGAATTCTTCTACGGGGATGTAGACCACACGGGATCACAGCTGGATAAGGTGCAATTAGCCTTTATTGACGACAAATACAAAATCCCAATATCCACAAAGATCAACTACGCTATCGTAGAACAGCAAGTGGCCATGCTCACAGGCAGTAAACCCTATCCACGACTGATAGGTACGAGTGAGTCTACCCGTGACTTCTCCATGATGTACGAAGAATTGTTCAATGCCTTTTGGTACGAAAATCAGATGAACGACAAGGTTCGTGCTGTTACGACAGAAGCATATGGTAGTGGCTTGGGATGGCTCCACATCAGAGTAGACAACTTCTATTCCGAGTCGACCTTCAATGTTATCTCCGAGCAAGTCCCCTGGCAAGATGTCTACGTCGATCCCACAGCTGTCAAGCGTGATTGCTCGGACATGGAAGTAGCATGTATCGCTCGGCCTATGCTTAAGTCCAAGGCTGAGAAATACTACGATATCAAGATTACCAATACTGATCAGGACATGCTGCAGAATTGGGCTGGACTGGTTACCGAATCTCCGGTGATAGACCAGACCAACTACTTCATGGCTACCGATGGTGACTCTGGCGGTAAAGATGATAAGTGGAAGACTGTGTGGATCAGAGAATTCTACCGCAAGGAGATTACGACTGTATACCTCGGTCCTGAGGGTGAAGTCGGAACGAAGAAACCTACGCCTACACAAGTACCCAACGCCGACAAAGGTGAACTGGGTATGCAGATTGAAGCTATGCGTCTGGAAGGACAAGGCATTGTGGAAAGACTAGGAGCAGCATCAGGAGCCGCTTCTGCAATCGAGGAGAACATAGACCAGCCTCAAGACCCAATGGCAGCTCTGGGAGCAAAAGCACAGGCAGAAGAAGGCTTCGATGAACTTCGCGGACAAGCAGAACAACTTGGTATGCAGCTCAAGCAGGCAGAACTCCAGTACGCACAGATGCCGGATTTCTTGGATGCATTCGAACTCGAGACCCTAAGCGGTGAGATGGTGACGGTTCTTAGCATCAGCAAGACACGTCAGAAAAGAGTACGTAGGTATTTGCTCATAGGTAACCGTCTTATTGAAACAGACATCGTGCCATGCGAGGAGATACCTCTGATACCGTTTACGGGCAACTTCTTCAATAGCTTCAACCGTTGTTTCTCGATCACCCACTACATCAAAGACATCGTAAAAGCGATGAACAAAGTGTGGTCGCTGATCCTTTACATTGTCTCCATCGAGGCAGCACCAAAAGTTCTCTATGCCGATGGTAGTCTCGTTGATGCTGACAAGGTAGAATCCAAGTGGTCGATGCCCGGAGCGTGGATAGCGTATTTGCCTAATCCGAACCTGCAGAACGGTGGTAAGCCTGAGGTAATTCAGAACCAAGCACTCTCACCGGCATTGCAGTCTTTACTTGACATGCTGGTACGCTTAGCCGAGTACATCACGGGTATCGGACCGATGGTGCAAGGACAGAACACGTCTCCTATGCCTGACAGTTTTGGTGGCATCCAGTCAATGCAGACATTCGGTACACAGAGAGTAAAGCTCTACGCCCGTGACATGGAGCAGTCAATGGAGCGTTTCGCTTATGTTGTCGTATCGTACTTACAGGCGCATGCACCAAAAGACAAAGTCCTCAAGTACTTCGATGAGAACGGTGACAAGAAAGAGCTTGAGTTGTTTGCCGGTGGTGAGGACATGAAGTTCAAGGTACGTGTGAACATGACTTCGAACTTGCCTACAGCTCGTGCTATGGCATCACAAATTCTTGCCATTGTCTCAGGGCAGACCAAGAACGAAGCTGTGGCTGACTTGCTTACAAAGGCTATGCTCAGGTATTCGGATATACCGGAGGCAGATAAGATCGCAGCTGACATCGACACTGTGAAGATGCTTGAGTCGCAATCACAGCAATTACAGCAAGAAGTCGACGACCTTGGCAAACAGGTAGCGCAAATGCAACAACAAGCCTTCCAAGCAGAACTTGAGACAACGAAGCTCAAGGCTACGATGGAAGTAGAACATGCCAAGGACTTGAAGATTCAAGCTATCGAGATGGCCGATGACAAACGTGAGCTTGAGTATCACGGTGGCAACGTCGGTAAAGATGCATCGTCAATCACCGTAGACAATCTTACATAAGGAGAATCATGCCAGAGCCAACAGAAGAGAGGATGTACGTTGAGTCTAATCCTTGGAATCAATCGATTGCCGAGGCCATTCTAGAGCAAACAGGAGGAGAGCATGTCGAGGAGACTACCAATCAAGAACCGCAAACATCTGGTGCGTCTGAGACACAACCAGCAGAGACAGAAAACGGAGTGGTGGACGGGGATTTCGTCATGCCTGAGTGGCTTTCCGAAGAGTATCGTCCAACCAAAACTGATAATGACACCGACGATGTTGCACCTTATAAACGAGCATACGAAAAACTCGTGGGTAGCATTCAATCCCCCGAATTCTTGGATGCCCTTACACAAGCGTATACTAAAGAGCTTTCTCAAACTGATCAGGAAATAGCCGCTGACCGTGAACGGTTCTTAGCGATGCGGAATAATCCTAAAGAGTTTGTCCGTATTCATATGCCGGAAGTAGCAGCAGAGCTTGGCATCCAGCTTCGCACGACAGATGAAATGAACGAAGTTGTTCAAGCGAAAATGTCAGAAGAGTTCGGTGAGAATTGGTCGGATATGTTTGATCCTACAGAGCAATTCAAACTTGGCTCTACGTCCTACAACATTGTTCAGAAGCACCAGCAACTCATACAACAAGTACAAGCAGACCAAGCACAGGCACAAGCCAAATACGACCAAGAAATTAAACGCATTCAGACTCTCAAAGATGATCCAAATGCGAAGCCTCAGACATCGAACTTGACACAACAAGAACTAGACAGTATCATTGAAGAAGAGTACAAACCGTTCGAGCAGGCAGGAATCAACAAAGAAGAGTATCAGAAATTCGTTGCTGATCTGCCGACAAAAAACATTGGACTCTATGAAATGTACTTGGCGGTGAACATTGAAAAAGTACGACAAGAGGCTCTCGAGCAAGGACGAGTAGAAGGACGCAAGGGCGTTGTCGGTGACCTTAAGAAAGCTGGACGAGTAAAAGACGAAGTGATCCAGAAGTCTAAGGAAGAACAGAAAGCCGCTCCCACAAGTAGTTTCAAAGACGAGTACTATCGAAATCAAAACGGTTTTCCTAAGTGGTAAGAACGACATAAGAGGAACTTAAATGGCACTAGTACCGCAGCATCAAGAAGAAGGGTCAACCTGGCCTGGTTTAGCCACCAGTACCACGATCCCTGAGCGATTGAAGCAGTACGACAACTCGACGCAGCTCTCCTTCGTCACAAGAGGCGCAACACGCTTCATGTGGATGATCAGCTCGCGTTTCCCCGGTAAGCGCATGGTAGGAAGCCGTGAGCACCGCGTAGTGGAGATCGCAGAACACGAACGTCTGGTGCCGGTAACGGTGTCTTCGGTCGTCGGTAACAACCACACGACATTCGGTGTTCCGAATTCGTATGCAGCGTATTTCCAGCCCAATGACATTTTCTTCGTCAGGGACCTGTATGTAGCGATTGACTTGGTCAACCTCTACTTGGGTCAGGTGACAGGTGCTAACGCACTGCCAGCGAGTCCGGGTCCATACCCACGATTGGATCCATCGGCAGGCTTCCAAACAACTGCTGTAAACTACAGCCAGACGTTTGGCCAAGCCCCGGGTAATCCTAACCGTTGGTATACAGATCACGAGCAAATGCTTATCCTCTCGGTAGGATTAGCAGACTCGGCTTCGGTAGGTAATACCACGATCACTGTACAGCGTACAGCACGTGGTCCTCATAGCCGTGACTTCGGCGGCGGACAAATCCCACAGGGCATCATCAACACGGGTGTAGCTGCTAATGGCGATCAGGGCGCAATCACGTCGGGTATGTTCATCTTCCAAGGTATGCCAGTGTGGACAGAAGGTTCTGGTCCAGCTACGGGATACCACAAGACAGCGGAAGTGGACAACAACTTCACACAGGAATTCAAGTACGCTCTGGACTTCACTAAGGAGTCTTCGATTGAGCGTTCATGGTTGAACAAGCAGCAACCGGAGATCTCGAAGATGCTCCTGACGCTGCAGAAGTCGATCCACATGGAGCGCACGTTCCTGTTCTCACAGAAGAACAAGACCAAGGACTCCTCAGGTCGTGTACGTTACATGATGGGTGGTGCTTGGGAGTCGGTGCCTAAGGATTCCGACCATATCATCAAGTATCCTGCCGGGTCGATCTCATATGCCAATACCCTCGATCTGGGTACACAAATCTTCTCTCTCGGTGGATCAGAGACCCGACACCTGTTCTGCGGTATCGGTGTTCACAATGCCTTCAAGAAGCACTTCTACGCATCGGGCTTCATGCGCTATGACGAAAAGGCTTCCCGTGACTTCGACATTCCGGTAGACGTTCTGGAGATGTCCGGTGGTCAGGTTTACATCCATCCATCCTGGTCGTTTACCGAGACAGGTCACGACATGCACGGTATGCTGGTAGATATGTCGAAGCCTACGTTCTTGCCTGTTACGCATGAAGGTTGGGACATGCAGGTTTACAAGCACGACGGCTTGAATGGTCAAATGACCGAGAAGGAAGAGTGGATCGGCATCAAGGGTCTTGAGCGTCGCTACACTGATTATCTCCAAATTGTCGACTTCTCCTAAGGAACAACAACAATGAAGTACATTTTAGCATTGCTCAGTGTTCTCGTACTCACCGTAGGGCTTCAAGCTCAAGGGGTGGTACGCAATCGTGTAGGAGTCGGCGGGTCCAATGACTTCTACGTTCGGGAGTTGTTTAACCAGAATTGGGTTACGACAACAGCGAACGATTCGGTAACGATCACCAAGGGTCCATTTGCTTTGTATGGATCGAAGTATGCAGCGACAAGCGATACGATCCATGTTGTTGCTTGGGCTTTTGAGAACAACACCGGTGACACTATCGTTGCTTACATCAGTGGCTCGTGTACGTCCCAGAATGGATATGCCTACAATACAGCAGCAACTCCACTTGGGCCATATGCGACGACAGACAGCTTGGTAGTTTTGCCGGGGAAATCATTGGCACGATACTGGAATTTCCAGACGTTTACGCAGTATGCGAAGGTGACCATCAAGGTCAAGACGCAAGCTAGTAACGTAGCTGTCAATGGTCGGTGGCGTTTTTACTTCATAGGATTCTAAGGAGCATTTCACAATGGCATGGACACAGATCTATCGTCTTCCGAATAACACGACATGGCACGGTGAGTCTCCTAATGACCAGCTTGCCGTTCTTGCGGAAGCGACCCTTGCAAGCGGTGATGCAACCGTTGATGTTCCGTTTAAGCCGGGAACGACTGTCTACTACCTTCTTTTGAAGAAGACGACGGTAACGGCTGACTCGGATGTTGACGTTGCCAACGATGCAATTGGAGACACAGCAACCGTAGGTGTGTTGATCATCTCTTCGGCAACGAGCTTGCAGGGTTCGGATATCTACAGCTAAACAGTAAAGGCAACCAGTGACCGCTGCAGAAGCGCACGTAGCACTCGCACAAGCGTTGGGGGACCCGATAGACATATCAGGTTCCCCTTCTACTATCAGCGACGGTGTACGCTACTCTAAGGCCCTCAGAGACAACTATCTGTATCGGGCTATGACATGGTTTGTCTCGAGTGTACTGCAGCAAGTGGTGGCTCTACCACCTAGTAAGCAATCAGAGATCATACAAAAGATGTTTCCTACGTGGTCTCGTTCCGCATCCGCTACAATGCCTGCAGCGACCTGGGGGACAGTTGCTGTCGGCGAAGTAGTGGCTCATATCTACGCTGTACGCATCTGGGAGGCTGCATCACCTACACGTAGGCCGTATCTGTGTACACCGAGATCGTGGCATGAGATCATAGGAGAGATTTCACAGAAGCACATTCTGAATCCTGATCCGGCATATGCCATGCGTCTTGACTCTACGAGGACAGATACGGAGGTTACTGTCGTATGGTCACCACCGGAGCAGAATCAGTTGAACGTCACGGGTGACTATCCAGAAGTGCTCGTAGACTATCTACCGATGCCTGTGAGCCCTTCTACGTATGCTGATGGGGACGTGGTAATGGACTTCGAACCGAGTCTCATGGACAAGGTTATTTCGCGTTCGGTTCTGTATGGTCGCATTGACTCTCAGGACTTAGTCGACATCAACCAGCTTGCTCAAGCTCTTACCAGTTAATGCCAATCATCCAACCACCAGCAGCACTTGTACCTCTATCTTCAGGATGGACGCACGCTCGTATCGTTACGTATGTGCGAATGCTGAGTAAGAACCTTGATTCAAAGGTTGTTAACAACGAATTGTTAAGGTACTTTCTCAATGCAGCTATTACCCAGGTAGCTGACATGATGAGACTTACCAACAGAGATCCCTATGGTATTCTTTGGGAAGCAACAAAAGAGTCAGCGAAGGTAGCACAGCTTAACTGGATCGATCTCTCAACGGTGGTAGCTCAGACAGGTGCAGCAGCGAACAGTGGTCAGCGGACGTTTGCCTCTCCCGATGGAGTAACAGCCGGCAGCTTCGTACCGATGAACATTATCGATAGTGTTGAACGTGTTACAGCTATCAAGTCAACGGCGCAAAGTGGCATTACAACAGTATGGACAGGACCATGCACACGTAAGACGGTACAGGAGCTTTCGGGTATCGCTACAGAGCTGAACGATCAGTATCGGCAATCGATTCTCTGGGCGCATCACGGACATCGTATTCTTCTGTACTTGGGTTCTGTCTTAGACACCGACTTCTTAAATCCTCCTGGTACGGGATTCGACTACAACCAACCTGAGCGTTTTGCTATTTGGGGACGGCGTGTACCGATGCTCGACAACCTGCAAGCAGAAGATGCAGTGGGATCGTCGTGGTTAAAACTCGTTGACATTCCCGATGCACACATCAGACTTCTTGTGTTGTTGATGCAGAAGCAAATTGCAGAAGCAACCAATCAGCAAATGGAGCAAGCAAGCGTTCAAGAGCTTATGGCTTTAGTATCTTCGATAGGTCAAACCACCTTAACGCAGGAGCAAAGAAATGAGTCTCGAGGAAGTACAGCAAAGAATAGTTGAGCTGGCAAAGAGCTACGTTGGTATTAAAGAGGTAGGCAAGAACGCAGGCTTTAGCAGTGAAGACTTTGAAGCCAGGATGCGTAAGCTCGGGTGGATACCCGGACAAGCGTGGTGTGCGTACTTCGCAAAGCTTCTGTGGTTAGAGGCATATCAAGGTTCAGAGATACACAGTACGTTAAAAAATGTCCTCTCCGGTGGTGTGATACAGACGTTTCGAAATGCTAAGGGTTCTCCACTTCTAAAAGTAGCTGATATGCCCGTTGTTGGTGGTCTTGTATTGTTCGAAGTAGGTGCCGGCAAAGGACACGAAGGAGTATGCATTACTGTTCGAGACGAGTTTCGCATTGGTACTGTAGAGGGGAACACAAATGCTGTCGGTTCTCGTGATGGCGACGGCGTTCTGGAACGTCAGCGATCACTAGATGTGAATACCAAAAAGTGGCGGTATCTTGGTTGTATTCATCCACCGGAATTTATACCGGTATTGTAGTATGAATACAGGAGTTCTACGCCAATGGCAACAACGCTTCTCAAGCTGTTTTCACAAGTGCAGTCAGATATTGGTGACGAAGCATTCGAACGTGTGCAGCGTGGCGAATATCTCGACTTCGCTCGTGACATTGCCGACTCGATAGGTTCTGTCTGTCGTATCTGGACGAACAGCATTGAGGTTACCCCTATTCCTCAGATTGACTATACGTATGCTCTTGATACTGATCGCACTTCTGCTTCGGGTTTTGTTGTCGGGGACATTGGCAAAATCGCTTATGTCACGGAAACGGCGAAATACTGGACCCTGACCGTAGACTCACCGCCAGCGTGGGTAGAGCTGAATCCCTATGTCGCTATCATCCCCGCCAGTGAACGAGTGCAGTCTTTGTTGCTCGTTCGTCGTGAGAGCATAGAAGCACAGGAGTATTCGTTTCAAGCTGTCTCTACGTGGCCGGCATCGGGATATGCATTTCCCCTAAACAGCACAGGCTTCGACTCCCGAGAGTTCAACGCTATACGCCAAGACGACGAATCGATACATCTGTGGTTCTCGGAGATCTTCACAGTAGGAGAGTCGATTACAGCTATCGTGCTGACACAATCTTCATGGGCATTTCAGAAGTGGACCGAGGCGACGTCGATACCAGACTTTGTTATGCCGACAATGGCAACAGGTGTTCTCTCTCGAGTGACACGTAGGATGTTTATGCGTGGTGATGAGAAGGCTGAGAAGAAGATGGCTTTTGCTACAGCTGAGTACGACAAAGAATTAAGGGCTCTAAGGGTCCTGACGCGGACTTTCGTCGATGAGAGGTCTGTAGTAGTGGCTCAGCCTTTACGATGGCTTGGTGAGGGTACAGGGGGCTTTAATGGATAAGAAGAGCTTTGTTGTAGCATCATTTCAAGGAGGCATGTTTGAGACGGTCAAACAAGACATGCCCAATGAGATGCAGCAAGGTGTTACCCAATCGGTAGCATGGCTCGAGAACTATAACCACACCGTACTGCAAGGTGGTCTCGTCAAGCGTGAAGGCTGGCGTTTTGTCCTCGAGTACGATCCGGCGTATGGTAGTGAGTTTATAGACCGACCACACCCACCGGGTATCAAAGCTAACGTCAACTACGATCCTGTAGATACAGGACAGTTATCTTTTGAGACAGGAACGTTTGTACCGTATTGGGATACCTACGATGCAACCAACGAACAGAATCAAGTTCTTGGCTTGGACTTTACCAAATCCAGCAGGACTCTTTATTCTGAGACGGTGCCTTTGGTGTATCTGAGGTATTACAGTGAGATAGTAGAAGACTGGATGGAAGCATATCAGAATGCTACAATGATCGTTGCATGTCTGGCCGAAACAGGGGCAGGACAACCAGCATGGAGAAATCCATTCATCAATGGTTATGGTGGTACAATACATCCATATCCGGGGTGGATGCCTCGAGGACTATTGACCGATTACACGCACTACGGTGGTACAGTTATACTTACAACGGCATTAAACTCAGAAGACGTTGTTCCCTATGATGCCGAGGTATACAGAACGACAGAAGATATACCGACGACCAGCCCAACGGTATCGATCAACATGTACCCGTGTTACGTCTGGGGGTGGTGGGGTATAGAGTCGAAGCGTGACAAGGGATATCGTGACTATTGGAACATCATCGAGCTGGCTAATCATGGCGGTGCTATTCCTCTTGAAGACTTAACGCCGATCTACAACACAAACAATCTCTACGGTACTCACAAGGTGCGATATCCGAGTACGTGGATGCTCCGCAACGAGGTCATTCGAATTGTAGAAGTAGATACTCCAAGTCAAATACTTTACGGTGCTATGACACACGATATAGAAGTGTGTATTGGAGAGATGCAACCACGTCCCGTAGATACCAATTTTGCTTCGTGGTATACGGCTAACAATGCCGACAAAGACCCCGTCAGCAATCCATTGGATTATCCATATATCGACACGCTATTCGATAACTACTTCAATCGTGACCTTGCGTTTACTGAGTCACTGGAAGTCTTGAATGGTATTTCGTACAACAAAAACAACAACCAATGGGCATATGTAGAGGTAGCCGAGCCAGGTACAAAGTCAGCACGTTCTTTCGAGGAGCGCACACTATCAGCTACATATGCGAATAAAGAATGGTTCTTGCAGGCAATTGGTTCTCCAATGTCTGTGATCTGGTACGAGTGGGGTGGTGAGCGATTCTCACACATCATGTTTGCACCCAATGAAGACCGACATCCAAATTGGAACCATCGTGGGTACATGATACTTGGTACCAGGCTTCCGAACTATCTCGAGAACGGTACTCCTCGTCCTTGGATGGAAGGCGAGAAAATACCTCTGGTGGTTACGGCTGTTGTTAATGGCACAGAAATAAAACTTCTGGACTATGTCTATGAAGTCAGGACTGAGCATTTTGATCCTAATCCGAACTTGTTCAACGTAGCAGCAAATCACACTTTACGCTGGTACATGCTCAATGGTAATTTTCAAACGCAGTTGGGATTTCCAACAGGCTCAGCGTTGTGGTACTACGAAGCGCATAACGACTTCTTAGAGTCTGATGCGTGGAGACCTTCGAGTCTCAGCAGGATGTTTTACGGTTGCTATGATGCGGGTATACTTATTGACGGCAAGCAAGCATTTTGTCTGCCGGTAATAGCAGCTCCTGTTAAGCGTGACGTTGCCGTTGCAGCAAACGAACTCTACGACAAGGGGCTACCGGACTACGTAGGTTATTGTTGGGAGCCCTTCAATCCCTCACAGCAACCACCCTACACACAAGATTTGACCATTCCTCTCTATGATGAAACCTACTACATCAACCATGCTAACACCAACAATGGCATTGGCTATAGACCAAAGCTCACACAAGCCAATTACCTTTACATCAACATTAGAATCAAAAATGATTCTGTAGACAAATTGGTGGCGTGGGGCGTAGAGCGCATCAACGTTTACATTGCTAAGGCATCAGAGACAAAGTCACGGTTCAAGAGCATAGGCTTGTTCTCGATCTCGAAGAACGTACCGGCAACGTACTACGGACTTCCTGAGAAAGAATATTGGGACGACAACCCACAGAACTATGGGCTCTTAAGATCGTTTGTTTTCGATGGTCGTACCGATGGTTTTGCTGACGTAGAGAACTTCGATGAATGGAGAACATTTTATCGTGGTGACCCTGTAGACATCAACTCGTGGGGATCGTTGCCGGATAGGGTTATCTCATGGCCGATGAATGCTGATGGCGATCCGTACAACAGTAGTGTCTTCCCGTTCTTCGGCAACTTCCCAATGACACCGGACTACTTCATCTGGGATTACGCTACGGGTGCTCCAACGCTTAGTCTTAACTCAGATGGTACCTATTGGCATGGACGCTCAGCACGATGTGTAGAGCAGATCAAAGGCAGGGTGTTTTTAGGTGGCACCATTGATGAGCAAGGCGAGGAAGAAGAAGGTACTGTCAGGTACTCAGCGGTACAGGGTGCTAACATTTCCTTGGATGTCTTCAACAAGGCTGACTGGCTCAAGTTTGGGGCACTGCCGATTACTGCCTTGAAAGAGTACCGTGAACAGCTCTGGGTATTCAACAGACACGAAGTATATCGTCTGCAGATGCCTTCGGTAACACAACCTGAGTCATGGGAGCTTCTTGAGAAGACATCCGGCCAAGGATCGTATAATCCCAAGACGGTCGTTTCTACACCATATGGAGTTGTCTGGTGCAACGATAACGGTGTGTGGATCTCTGATGGTCGCATTCCTGAGAACATTGCCCAGGCTATCGTACCATCGTATCAGTGGCTGGCAATCATGCGTCCACATCCACTGATGAGGATTAACAAGATCAAGCCGGTACCGATTGAAGACGGGTATAACAGATACCTGACACTCTCCTATGACCCCGTAAAGGACTCTCTAATCATCACCACACCGTTTTTGGACTTGGTAGAGGGTGAAGATGCCCCTACAACTACACCAGACTCTGACGTGTTCTCACAGGACCATGAATTCAAAGGTGAGCTGTCGTTGATCTTTGACTTTGCATCGAAGACATGGAGAGCTGAGAGTATCGAGTTTCCTGAATTTGGCGATGCTATTTCTCGTGAAAATGCTCTCTGGGAGGTATAATGCCAATACTCAAAACAGAACGTCAGAGAACGTGGTCCAAGTTCCATCGTATGACATCATGCATGCCATCGATGATCAAAGCTGTCGTATCCGAGGTCAATGGCGCCGGGTACAACGGTGCGAAGGTGTTGTTCTGGAAACGGGATCAAGAATTCCTCTACGACGAATACTACCAGAGTTTTTACGATTGCGATGTAAATGGTAAGATCGTAGCCCTCAGAGAGATACCGGCTCGCATCGTCACACATGAAGCTGGTGATGGCATCAACGATATGCTTCTGGAACGTGCTACACTCGAAGCACAGGAGCCGGAACTGATAGGAAGCATTAACTCTCCGTACTACCCTGAGGATTATTACACCTATGATGTTGCGACGTTGAATGAGCCTGTGTTCGAAATCTTCTTCCGCAATGCAGCATATGTCAATGCCGTAGACCAAGGAGTATCCGTAGACCTGATCAAAGCAAATATGTCAGCCAGATATGCCATTAACATCTATGGTTCTATTCGAGAGACACCTACAGGTATAAACATCCTGAATCCTCCAAGCGATCCGGGTGTCTATCGTGAATCGGTAGCACTGGTAGCTCCAATGAAGAAGTTCCGACGCTCTCGCATTGTCTTCTCTACATTGGGATACACGGTTATTGTGAGGTCGTTGAGTATTGAATACACAGCTATGCGTCGAAGGACTGCTTCCTAATGCAAACAGGTTGGAAACATGACGACCATCAGACACGGCGAGAGTTTGAACGGCTTCGGAAAGAAGGTGCTCAAGCTCAAGGTATTGTTGTCCCTGATGCTGATGTTGTTGTGCGTGGTGGTTTTCCTTCTGTTTCAGACGACCAGAATCCTTCTATTGTCGTTCTACGTTCGCCGTATGAAACGATAGACATACAGAAGCTTGGGCAGACATTTGATCTCGATAGGTTTTTAACTGTACGCTTAGATGATGTTGACGTAGCTGTACGTGATAGTGGCGTAGCCAAGACTGTTAAGTACCTCAACTTCCGCAGTGGTGGCAACATCACTTTTGCTATTACCAAGGGTGAAGACGACGAAGCAATCATAGAAGCTGTAGCTATAGGTGCAGGATTCTATACGTTTGATGTGTCGGACTCGGACGAAACGACGACAATTGGTGCTGGTGAGAACATACGTTTTGTAGGCATCAACAGTGTTGTCATAGAGCTTACTCCGGGTACTCCGAACATCTTCGAGATCGATAGACCACTACAGATTTATGAAGATGGTGTTGCCGTAGGCGATGAGTCTACCTCTGAAATAGACTTCGACAGCAACGGACAGACATCGACAGACGTAGCGATCAATTTTGAAGTAGACGTTATTAGTCCTACGCGCTTACGTGTACGTGGTTTTGTACCAGCAGTATCTGGAGCTATGACATCGTGGACGCTTTCTGATGGCACGAACGATGCATTGGTTGAAGATGGCGATACAGTCACAGGGACAGGACTCAATGGTGTAGTCTTTGTTGTCACAGGTCCCGATACATTCGAGATTGATAGGCCGCTTACGATTAGAGATGAAAACGTAGCCGTAGGTGGTGCAAATACTACAGACATCAACTTCGATAGTAATGGTCAGACTTCTACAGCCGTAGCTGTACGTTTTGATGTTACGGATGATACAGGCGGTCAGAGAAGCATACGAGGATTCATACCGAACTTTCTTACGTCGTGGTCTTTCGATGTCTTAGACAGCAACGAGTCTGCAACAATCGACAGTGGTGATGGTGTTCGCTTTGTAGGGTTGAACGGTGTTGTCGTAGAGCTTACACCCGGGAGTCCAAATCTCTTTGAGATCGATAGACCGTTCTCGGTGTATCAAACACATGATGATGATGTAAATGATTTTACTTCTGATGATGAAACAATTGGAATCACATTTGAAAATGAGACCAGTGCTCTGCCTGTTACCTATACCAAGAGAGGATACTTTGTTGTTACTCAAACGAGTACGGGTCAGGTAAAAGTTGAGTCGTGGTATGAAGACGATGCCAGTGGTGCCTATACTTGGGACTTAGAAGACTCCGACGAAGCAACAACGATCACCAATGGTCAGAGAGTCAAGTTTACAGGCAGCAAGAGAGTCGTTGTAGAGCTTACACCAGGAACACCAAACATCATAGACATTTCGCGTCCTTTGCAGATGTACGTTGACGGTGGCGTTGTCGGTGACGATACGACCTATGAAATCGATTTTGATTCGAATGGACAGACAAGTACTGACACCTCTGTCAATTTTGTAGCTGTAGACATTGGTGGTGGTCGTATTCAGTACAGGGCATATGTACCTGCAGGATCGTACTCGTGGACAGCAAAGGCTCCTATCGGTGATTCTGGGTTAGCCATCGGTAGTGGTGATGATGTGACGTGGCATGGCGTAGGTGATATACAGACAAGCCGTATTGCTGATATTATCTACATCGAGCGTGATCCTGAGCCTACAGGTGGACGGCAACCGAAGCGTATTCTCATGGGATTCCTTGAATGGGACAATACAGGAGTAGAGCCAACAGGTGATTACGGCTTTGATGTATCGGCAGACATCGAGCACAATTGGGGCTTGATAAACATGCATCATTGGGAGATCCATTACGAGATTGTCAACTTTGACCCTGATGAAGAAGAGGATACATTGGCGTACTATCGTAGTGGTGTGACGACAGATGCCGGTGAAACAGAAGACGAATATGCATTCAGCTTCAAGCCGCACTTCTTAGCGCATGATGGCAATACGGTTCGAGGATGGGTAACACAATCGCAGGGGTTTCCTACGGTGATGAAAATCTGGTATGTATTGAGGGAGGCGTAAGGTGGCTCTACCTACCGGCTTAATCCCGTATATGAACGAAGAAGGTCCGAGTGCATCTCCTACCATCTTCGATGATACCACACGACCACAGTATGCTATTGGTACACCGGTACGGTTTAAGTGGCTGGTTCCTACAGGGGCAGGAACGAGTACGTTTAATCTCTTTATGCACGGTGTGTCGGCAAACAACAGCGGTGTTGACCACCAGCTTATCGTTGTTGTTGATTCCAGTGATTGGGTAGCAGATGGTTCAGTTGTACTCATTGGTGGTACATGGGACATCTATTACTTCGACTATACAATTACAAGTGGTATTCCGGGACTCTATTCGATATGTCTGAATCAGAATGGTCGGCACTATAAAGAAGCGAATGGTACTTCTACTCAGCTACTCGAAGCCGATGGTGTTGTTTATCAGCATGACGGTGGCTTCATCCTCAATCCTACAGCACGAACGTTCTACAATGCCAAGCCAAAGAGACATGAGCTACATGCACGTATAGCCGGCCGTAAAGGCGTTTACAAGGACGAAGCAGTAGTACGTGGGCAAATAGAAGCAGGACTCGGCATAGCAATCAAGAAACGTCTGTTAGATGGTACCGGCGTTGGATACGATGACGTACTTGCCAATCAGAGCAACCTTGTATGGGAGTGTGCTCTTGAATTTGGTACAGATCGAGTCACGGCTCTAGACTTGGATAATGGCGATGCCGGTGATTGGGATAGTGAAGACTACGCCGTACTGCAAAGAATTCTCTTTTCAGATGAATTCGATTGGGTTTACGACAACGCCAATACGAGAGTTGCGCCTGCCCCGGCTGTTACATGGGCTCAGGAATCGATACCTGTTCATTTCCAATGGTACTTGGACGGTGATGGTGTGGCTCATTTTTCAGCTCGAGCAGCACACACAGGATTGTTTGCTGCGCACGATGATGGTGCCGTTCGAACGATCATGACACCAGGCACGAATGCTCCATTTTCTATTGGACACTTGGAGTTCGTCGATACAGCTGACCTTGCATGGACGCTTACCGAAGGTGAGTGGCAGGGTCCTCTTGGATGGCGTAGAGGTATTAAGATTGAAGCCAACGTCAACGTTCCTGCTTTCAGCTATTCGTGGTACGCTGCAGCTCAAACAGGAACGCCAATCGAAGTTGTAGATACGGAAACAGTCACTCTTTTGGGTATCAACGGGGTAACGACCGAAGTAGCTCCCGACGGTGCTGGTGGTGTCTATTGGACGATAGACAGACCGTTGCAAATACAGAACGAAGGACTTGATGTTGACGGTGAAGACACAACGCTTATTGATTTTCCGAGTAATGGAGATGATGGTACCGATTTCAGCGATGAATTAAGAGTCGTTGTTACCTCAACGGGAGATCAAGATCGGGAAGTACGAGTGTACGGCCGTCTGCCATCGGAGGCAGACACAGCACCGTTGTTTTTGTCTACGTGGTGGTACGAGCTTTACAACGGGAATAATTATGCTCCTCATGCTATGCTTGATTACAACATGGAGGACTCGTTGGCTCTCGGTGGGCATAGAACGATACTTCTTAGCCCGTATGGACCTTATGACGCCGGATTCGCACTTATCGACAATTGGGAACTGACACATGAACAGAATCCTAAGTGGACAGAAGATGTACTTTGGATTGACATTGCTGAGGATCCCTTGGGATTCAATAAGGCAAAGATCAAACCGATGCGAATTGAAGAAACAGGTGTCTATGACCTGAATTTTGTGACACAGGGAATAAAGTCGTTGCAGACTGATTGTGCTCAGTTTATGGCTCCTTATAAGCTGATAATGATCTATTGCTTACGTGTTAAGCGAGGAGGAGCTACATATACCTTTCGTTGTAATGACAATTTCGTTGTACTACAACCAAATTATGCGGGTGCAGACAGTCCTCAGTATCTGATTTACGACTCACTTCCTTGGTCTCTGCAAGGAACACTCAGAACGTACCTCGAAGAAGGTGACTTGATATGGAATGTTATTCATTGCCATGTCGTAGGTGTGTTGGCAAAACAATTGATTCGACCTGCGTACCATTTCTTTGAGATCAAACAAGTTCAAAACACTGCGCCTACAACAAACGAGAATCCTTCTGATGTCGTAGTTTTCCCACCTCATAACTGGCAACACTTCCAGTTCTAGGATTTGATCATGGCTACAAAACGACCACAACAACTAAAGCTTACTACAACCGGAATCTCCACGTTCATTACAGGTGGCACTGCAGGAAGTAATCTCTACTGGCCGATGATATTCAAGGCTGTAGGAGCTACTGCCGTAGACGGAGTATTGAAGATTTACATCAACAATGGTTCGACGAGAACGCTGATCAAAGAACTCTACATTCCGATCATTCCTGCTACTACTACAGTTCCGGCATGGGAAGCTGTCTTTTGTGAGCCAACGCTGTTTCTTACGAGTAACACCTGGTTGATCGAAGTGGAGATGAGTGTTGACGTTGGTGCCATTGATTGCACCACAGTGGTAGAGGACTTGTAATGACCGCCGAAGAAGCCATTGCAGCATTTGGAGGTTCTTCTGAACGAAAACCAATAGAGCCAACCCGTTTTAATGACGGTGATTTCGTAGCGTGGTCTGAGCGTTACAGAAGGTTAGAGCCGTATACATTACAACGATTTACTCCTATTCCAAAGCTATTAAATGAGGTTCGCAGTGCATCGACGACGTTGCTCAATGACGGAGAGCTGGTTTTCGTTGTACCATCAACGGGAAAGTACATCATTAGGCTTGTTGCGTTCATCAATACCGCTAATGCTGCGATGGACTATAAGTATGCAACTAACTTTACAGGAACGGCTACCTCGGTAACATCTTTTCGCAGGCACGTAGAAGCCGGACTGAGTGCAGCACCGGGAACGGAAAATGTACTTGCTGGTACAGCTCAGATATCGTCAACAGCCGTTACGCACTCGACAGCTTTTGGTGTTGGCAGGGTAGAAATAGAGATCGTTATGGATGTTACCGTAGTTGGTACGTGGTCGTTTCAGTGGGCGCAGAACACTTCTGACCTTGGATCGATTACGTGCTTGGCTGGTTCTCTACTGGAGTGGATGAAGCTTTCCTAATGTTGCCTTGACCACAGTGCAAATGTACTTTTGTCGCTATGGCTCTCAGAACCGAGTTTGGAATCGTTGATACTGCCAACCCGAACAAGGATGGCACAGGCGCAGTCACGACTATCATTACAGCCGGTGCTGTAGCCTCGGTTGTCAGCGTCGCTATTCTGACCCTTGTAACGACAACAGCGGGTATGGTGCGGATCTTCGTCGATGGCAACATTGCTCTGGAGATACCCGTACCAGCTAATACTGTCTCAGGATCAGAACAAGGCTATGCTACAGCTATCCGCAACCCTCCTTTCTCAGTACCCAATGGTGGCGTTATTACCGCTTCTACTGAGGAGAGTGAGGATATTCAAGTATTTGTCACTTTGGACGAGTAACTATCATGGCAGGAATCAATACCAAACCGCATTACGGCATTTCTCCTGTTTGTCTTACCCCTGACAACTACGTCGATGGTGGGGTTAAGAAGGTGGATATGGATTGGTATGACACTACCCTTGATGATAATCCTATTGATCGTCAGGAGCAGACGTTTCCTATTCGCGTTCCTGTCCAAAGACCTCTGGCTCAATGGTACGATGCTACGATTGACATGACCGTAGGAGTACCCGGAGTTAGCCCCTTAGCGATCTCTCACGCCGTTCAGATCACGGTATGTGACAATGACGACGATGTAACGGTTACGATCAAGCAGACGCTGAATGGACTGGACTTTGTTGATATGCCTACGGCATTGACACATACGTTTTCGGCTGGTGAACGTGCTTCCCACATATTTAATCTTGCTGGTTTCTCGGCAAGCATGTACCAAATCGTTTATCAGCGTCTCTCCAATGGTGCTGGTAAAGTAGCTTTCTGGGTGATGTAATGTCTTCTTCCCTAGCATCTGCATTTGGTGATGGTACCGGAGCAACACTTCCGATTGATATTGCGGATGTTACTGGTCTGCAAGCAGAACTTGACGACAAAGCAGAAGCTCCTATAGCCTTTGCTGATTTGGCTACGCTAACAGCTAGTCGTGTCGCAGGAACAAATGGTAGTGGGGTCATTGAGGCTACGTCTATTGTTGTCGCTGATCTGAGTACGTTGTTTACAACGGTATCTGGACATACGACAACGCTGTCAGGTATTGCTACATGGCAGGGGACGACGACACAAGCAGAGATCGGGTATGTATCGGGTGTTACGTTAGCGATACAAACGCAATTCAACGCCCTGAACAAGCTCACAACAAACGGCGATACGCTGTACTACAATTCAGGGTATCAACGTTTAGCAAAGGGTACGGACGGACAAGTGCTTACCCTTGCATCGGGCATTCCGAGTTGGGCTGCGCCTGCGGGTGGTGGGCTGACGGTGGGGACTACTGCGATTGCATCGGGAACGGTAGGCAGGATATTGTTCGAAGGCACGGGCAATGTTTTACAGGAAAACCCAAACATAACGTGGGACACAACGAACTCTGGGTTGTCATTAATTGGCGGCAGTAACACCACGCATAGAATTTCAGTAGGTACGTCAAGTATCGCGGTGATGGCTGGGTTGACCAGCTCTACAAATCAATCTGCGGTCAAGATGACGCAATCAGGAGCTTTGGCAAGCGCTACGGTAGCTGGTTACTACGTAGATCAGTCTAGCACGAGCAATAGCGGCGCGGGCGTGTATGCGCTTAACCGCTCTAATTCGGCTGGATTAAATGCGTACTTCCAACGCCTAAGCAATCAAACAACAACGCCGCCAAACTCTATCCGTATGGATTCCCAGAGTACAGGCACGCCAGCAGCAGGATTCGGCATTGCCGTATATACGACGCTGCACAGTTCAACGACTGTATCTCAAGACGCCGCCAAAATCATTGTCGCTTGGCGCGTTGCTACACACGCATCACGAAGCGCGGATATTCTGTTTCACTTGGTAGAAAACGCGGGGGCAATTGGGCTAACGCATACGTTCTCTAGTGGCGTTGTTGACATCAACAATTCGGGCGGTACGTACAAGGTGAACGGTTCAACGGTAGTAGGCGCAAGAAAAACAGGATGGGGGTTGCCAACGGCAACACTTGCACGTGCGACGTTTGATGACACGGCAGATATCACAGTTATCCGCCAAACACTTGCGGCACTCATCAACGATTTGCATTCAGGCGGTGGTGGAAATCACGCACTTCTAACAACATAAGGCTAACATGTCTAGAGAAATGATTGATCCAACTATTTTTGAAAAGAAAGCAACGGTATCCAAGATTGGTACTGTAACTACTGACCCTGACGATGCAGACGTTGTACTCGTACCGTTTTTCCATTACGACAACGAGAAAGACGATGGTACGATGAAGGAAGAAGTACAGCGCATGTCGCTTACGGAGTTTCAACGTACATTCAGTAAGACTCTTACGAATGCACAGCAGATGCGGAACATGGCTTCAGCTTTGAGTATTACCCTCGAGGAACTTACCTTTGAGGAACTTGAAGCATCAAAGGAGTAACACTACATGGCTGAATTAAAAAAGAAGACAACAACAGCACTCAAGAGCTTGACCATAACAAAAGGTGAAGCTCTTGATTTGTATGCAGCCTTCGGTTCGTTCGATGGCAGAGAAGTGAAAAACGGTGATGGTACTATCGTAGAACCGTTTGTACTTGGTGATGGTTGTCGCTGGAACATTGCCCTTAACAGGGTAACGCTAAAGCCTATTGCCGAGGCTGTAACAGAAGCTCGGAATCAGGTGTTGAAGCAGATCATTCCAAAGGGTGAAACGGCTCTACCGAACTTCATCAAGGATAAAGACGGTAACAAGATTCAGAATCCCAAGGCTGTAGAGTTCGAAGAGCGGTACAAAAAACTTCTCGACGAGAAGGTAACCGTGAAGCTCTATTTCTTCAAGAGAGATTCCTGGAACGCAGACAAGAACAAGTTCGGTCCTAACTTTTTGACAACACTCATGCTGGTAACAGAAAAGGAGAAGGAAGATGAAGTCGTTGATCAGGATACAGACAAGCAAGGGTAAAGACGGTAAGTGGTACTGGCATGCACGAGCGATCAATGGCAAGATCGTTGCTGATGGAGCCGAAGGTTATGCAACCAGAGTAGGAGCAAGAAAAGGGTGCAGACGGTTCTTGGACCACATTGTACGAGGCGACTACAATTTTGAGTCCGTTGACTAACAGCGGGGTCTTCATGGAACTCAAACATCATGCAAGCATGCAGGAAAACATCCAACTCGACACACTTGGGCTGACATCTACCTTGGGAGCTGTCGCTGGTGCTGCGGTGACACAGGTACAGGCTGTACCCGACCCTATCCATTTCTGGATACAGATCGGAACTATCTTTTCAATTGCTTTGGCTATCGTCTCTTGGTCGGTACGCATATACAAGGATTGGAGAGAGATCAGAAATGCCAAACCCTAATGAACCCTTCATAACGAGGGTTCCTGTACGTCCTGTAACGATTGAAAGACCGAAGGCACCCCTAACTATGCCTGAGCTTCAAAAGATGCTCCCTGAGGCTCCTATCGTGTTAAGTATATTTGAGGAGATCCAACTTTCAATAACAGAAAAGATTTCGTTGTTTAAAGCACTGGCTAAGGCTACGCCAACAGTTCTTAAACTAACGTACTGGATTCTCACAATGGATTTCACTGCAATAGCTCGAATGCTGGCTACGATTGTTGTAGGTTGGCTCTCAACAAAGACAGGAATACTGCCTGATGCGGATATCGCCGGTTATCCTTTGACCGAGTGGATATTCTGGATTCTACTCGTAGTAGCCGGTATCTTCCTTCCTCAAGCTAAGCACATGCTTCCAGAGTGGCTACGCAAACTCCTTAAGTGGGACAAGCCAGAAGAAGCTCCTAAATAGATCCCGTTCTCCTTTCGGGTACTTTGGTTGGTAGGTGCGGTGTTGCAATAACAGTTGTGGCACCGTATTTTTTTATGGAAACTTTACTACCATTTAAGGAGAAACGAGAATGATTGACGGAAACTTACCAACGACACCCGAGGAAATCGAGGAAGCAATCGGCCTTCTGCCAACGACAGAGGAAGAGTATATGCAGATGATGGCAGAGCAAGCATTGAAGGATCAGGAGAACTTGAAGAAGAATCCTACCGAACCAATGGTAACAGTAGAGGAGAAGCCCAAAGACCGTATGGGTGGTATAGTCCCGGCTGAGCCTGAGGTCGATCCATGCCTGCAAGAGTTTGCTCAGATGGTCGGTTACCTCGAGAGTAAGTATGGACGCAAGATGAGGATGAACGTAGAGATCGTGTTTGCCTCTCCACGTCCGCCACAACCAGTCGAAAAAACTAAGGAATAGTCATGTCCCCCCTTGATCTGTTAAACGTTGCTGGCGGTCTTGTAGGCGGTATTTCCGGTGCTCTCGGTGGAGGCACTGATCTTCGACGTATCGAAGAGGAATACAATCGTCGTGCCTATGGTGGTTTGATGAACCAGCAGGACAAGAACAATGCTCGTAATCCTGAGGCTACACGTAGGGCTGCACTTCTGCAACTGAGCCGTAGCCGTACAGCAGCGGCACAACAGGCAGCATCGGCAGCAGCAGGACAAGCAGCAACAGGTGGTG